GGTCAGCGTCGCTTATCTCAAGCAACTGATAGCCGCAGAGTGGCCCTTTGTAGGCACCCTGCAGCGTCAGGAACTCGTCTAACTCCTCCATTGCGACCTCCTACTTCGGCGCGACTACACGCCGATGAACCGAGAGTGAAGCCTCCTCAGGCTTGTGTCAAGACCTACTTCTTGCCGCCGATGCCGTAGTCGCTCTGGCTTGGGTCGAGCGCCTTGACCAGTACGGCCAAGCCTGACGCCAGACCAGCCGACAGGACGGTTCGGAAGTCGCCGCCAGTGATGTCGAGCAGCGGGATGCCGAGTCCGAGTGCGACTGAGATTGAGACCGTCAGGAAGGTGCGAACTGCGTCAAGCACCATCTCGTCAAGTTTGCTTGCGTCAAGAATCTTCTGAACCTTGTTCATTGTCTTTCCTTTCACTTCTTCGTCACGATGACAATGTGGCTTGCAGGCGAGCCTGGCTTGCCTGAAGCGATTGCCTTGAGTTCAGCCTCCGTGACTGGCACGGCGTACTGTTCCTTCGGTACACGCTCATCAAACGTAGGGTCGGCGAAGACCAGCGTCTGCGCCTCTGAATCATAGCCCGCGCTGGTGAGGTGTCCGTACCCTGCGGCGATCACCTTGGGGTCCTTCTTCTGCCAGTACGACGCCCAGTTGCGGTGCCACTTGGACAGCGCCTGCTTTGGGTAGCCGATCGGTGCCTGCACCCAGACGATGAGTGCGGCGCCAGCCTTCGCAGCTGCGATTGCCTCGGCGAAGGTGTCGGCAGGCTTTGCCTTGCAGCCCAGTTCGCGGACGGTCTTCATCATCTCGCTCAGGCTTGAGCCGTTGTCGCTGACCCCCTGCTTCTCCTTGAAGCCGGTGGCGCGCTCCTTTGCCGCTACGCCGTCGGCTGCGCTGAAGTCAGGCGCGTAGCCGTTCACGAAGGCCGCAGCCGCAGCCGCGCTGGATGGCCCGCAGTCGTCAAGGATTGCGCCGACCTTCTTCTGCGCCTCGGCGTCAGAGTAGAGCTGCGACTTGATGCGGTACTTCATTCGCCGATGTCTTCCTTGATGTGCGCGGCGAGTGCAAGACCAGCCTTCTGGTAGTCGAGTGCCGCGCTGATCGGATGACCAGCGGTGCAGCCCTCGCTGTAGTCGTTGCCGTTGTCGCCACGCTTCCAGAGCGTGCCGCCGAAGGCGCTCGCGTCTTCGCTTGGCACGAGTGCAACCCACTCGCCTGGCGCGGTGTCAATGCGCGTCCAGCCCTGCTCCTTCAGTTCCCTGCGGTGATCTTCGGTTGTCATTCTTTCCACCTCAAGTATCCTGTTGCGATCCAGACGATTGTCATCAGGATGAACAGCGTTGCCATTGTGCTTTGCGTCTGACCTTCTGGTAGTACGACCACCGCGAAGAGCAGACCGAGGATCGTCCACGAGCCTCCGACTAAATCGTTGATGATGTTCCTAAGCACGGCGACCACCCTTTCGGCTTGGCGTATTTCCATTGCCTCCCGCTGGTCCGCCGCCGCCAATGTTAGCAGCCGCTCGTGCTGCATTTGACGCTGCGGCAGCCACACTTGCAACTTGGCTGGCAATGATTGCGACGGCAACCGGCTGCGCTTCTTCCTTCTCAATCGGGTCAAGGTCTTTGCCGATCTCGGTGATGGCCGCAATGTTGGTGAACACCTCGGTCACCGCTTCGGCAACCGCCTCGACCGCAGCCCCTACAACTGGCAGAGCGGGTTCGGGTTCAGGAGTAGGTACAAGAGTGGGATCAGGAGATACGGAAGGAGATGGCGGAACTTCTGTTGGTGCAGGCGTTGGCTCTGGCGTTGGTTCTGGGGTTGGTTCATTTGTCACCTCGGGACTTGGCTCCTCCGTTGGTGATGGGGTTGGTTCGGGTGTTGGTTCTGGCGTTGATTCGGGTGTTGGCTCGGGTGTTGGTTCAGGCGTAGGCTGAGGCGTCGGCGTAGGCTCTACAGAAGGCTCTGGCGTAGGGGTAGGAGCCACGCTAGGGCTGGGTGAAGGTGGTTCTGGTGTCTGGGTAGGGGTCGGCTCAGGAGTCGGCTCTGGAGACGGCGTAGGGCTGCCTACGGCGATTGTGAGGAAGCCGATGCCGCAGCACGAGTCGGTGGACAGCACGCGGAAGCCGAACAGGTCACCTGCGGCCAGCACCACCTCGATGTAGCCGGTGGCTGATTGCGTGTTGCCCTCTGCAAGCGTGAGCCACTCGCCGCCCACGAGATACTGCGGCTTGTCGTAGAAGGCGCCGTCGGTCGTCAGGTATGACCAGAGGTACTGCGCCGTCTCAGCTTCTAGTGCGGTTGTGGTCAGGCTGGTTAGCGCGTTCCAGCGTGGCTGCTCAGGGAGCGGATTGTTCGCGCCGCCGATCGTGACGGAGCCATCCTCGTTGACGACAACGGTGCCGTTGGAGTCGGTGCTGAACTCCCACTCGTCAAGATCGTCAAGCGCGTAGACAGGCTGAACGAATGGCAAGACGATTGCCAAAGCGAGCAGGAGTGCGCGCAACCTCACTTGCCTGATTGAGATTGCAACCACGCCAGAAGCGTGCCGATTCCTCCTACGCCAAGCAAGGCGCCAAGCCCCTTCAGGACGGCGAGGCCGCCCTTCATCTGGTCAATCTCCGCCTTGAGGTCGTCAATCTTTGCGGACTGCGCGTCCAGCCGGTCAATGATTGCGTCTACTTGGGATCGTGTCATTTATCTCACCCGCGCTAGCTGGCTACTCAAACTTGATTGCGGCTTGAAGCTGAATGTGATTGTGATGATCTGCGTGAATGACCCGCGCTCTAGCGTCCAGTCTACCTGCTCAATCCGATACAAGCCGCTCAGACCAAGTTCAGCACACGCAACATCCACCCATTGACCAGGCTCCCATCGCTTGACGAGCGCAAATGTAGATGCGCCCGTTTGCGCGTAGCCTGCGCTGAATCCGTACTGATTGTGCGCCGCAGTCCCTGCTCCACGAATCACGGCGACGCCAGTCAAGAGCGGCTGGTGCGGCTGCAAGAAGAATGACAATCCCGCGTTGTAGGAGTTCGTCTTGTACGCCGACGTCACGCTCGTCTCTGGGATCTCCTCCTCAAACAGCGGCGCGCCCTTTCGCTTTGCAAAGCCGTAGTCTTCGTATGTCTGCGCGTATGGCGTGTAGGCGGTGCCAGCGTTTGCAAGCGGGATGCCTGCCTTTGTTCCTTGATTGTTGAAAGCGATCTCAAGGTTGAATGGGTTGAGCGTTGCTGCGGCTGAGGTCGTGTTCGGGTCGGCCGTCCCAGTCGTGATCAACTTGTACGGAGCGGTCGCATAGGTTGGCTCATTGCCAGCGTCCGCAAGGCTGTAGTTCAGGTTGCCATTGGGGTCCACAAAGTAGCGGCGAGGCTTGCCGTCAATACCCTGGAAGTAGCCTGAGATCTCATCCAAAACGCCGCGAATGGACTGAGCGTCAAGAGAGATTTCATCCTTGTTCAGTTCTCCAGAAGCGCCAACGATGAACGCTGTCCCCTGCGTGTTGAACAGGCGCTGGAACGCAGGGTCTCCGTTCTTGAACTTGTCCACTGCATTGAGGATCGTTGTCACAGCCTCCGTCTCTGTCTTGCTTCGCGCCCCGATCGTCAGCGTCTGGTTGCCGATTGCGCCAGCAGGGGTCATCACGGCTTGGGTGCGAACCTTCGCTTCGGTCAGCGTGAACGTTCCACCTGCGGGGATTGCCGTTCCGACATTGACGACAAGCTGATCGGCTCCCGCACTTGATGGCGACTCGAATGCGCCGTTCACGAGGCTTTGGACTGTTGCGTTGGTGTGCGTGATGCCGCTGATGAATACTGGACCACCGACAAGGAGGTTGCTGCCAGACGGCATCTGGTAGGTAAACGATGACCCTGACACCGTGATGCTCGTCGGCGCAAAGTTGGCATTGCCAACCGCGTCCGGATGCGTTGCTGTTCCGCCCTGGTAGTAGGTAAAGGTGTTCCCAACGGCATTTGAGACCACGATTGCGGTGCCGTTGAACTCTGCGATTCCGCCACCGTTGGCAGTACCGATCGTCACCGTCCCGCCATCGGTCAGACCGTGGGATAGGTTTGTCGTGACGGTGACAGTGCCGCCTGAGCGCACAAGGCCGTCAATGGCGATCAGGCGCCGCTGTTGCCCTAGCGAATAGACGAACACCTTCTCAAGAAGGCTGGTCACGTCTTGCATCTGCACGGTAGAGATCACGCCCTGACCTGATCCGTTGAGTCCCGCCGCGACGCTAGAGACCACGCTCGTGAAGTAGACGTCGCTGCCGTCGGCTTCTGGCGTGGTGCCAGTGTTCGCCTTGACAATCCTGATGCGCGTCTGATCTGGGACGAGCGTGTACCACGGACCGTCGCTCGGAACGTCGTCCTGCATAATCTGAATCGAGCTGCTTGCGCCAGAGCCGTCGCCACTGGCGGCAAAGACAAGCGATTCGGTTGGCACATAGAGCGCGCTGTCTTTGGCAGAGCCTGAGTAGTTGATCAACGGATTCAGCAAGTCATAACTAATACAGGCAGAGCCGGTCACCCCAGTCCCAGCGGTTCCTGATGAGGTGTAGGTAAAGGTGCTTCCTGACGTTGCCGTGATCTGGAACACGCCATTCATCGAGGTTCCTGCAACGCCGCTTGCGTCAGCCATTTGAATGTACGCGCCAGTTGTGATGCCGTGCGGCGCAACCGTTGTGACCGTGACGGTGCCAGAGGTGCGAACCGCCGAGGCGATCGGCGTTAGGTCAATCCACGCCTGAAATGGTGCCGTTGCCACGGTTAGTCAATCCCTGGGATGAACCGACCCGTTGAGGAGTTCGCCTGTCCTCCGAGCCTAAGGTCAATAGTGTCAAGCGTCTGCGTTCCGATGACTACATTCGCACCGATAGGTCCTGTCGGATATGGCGACATTCCGCCGCCGCCGCCTCCGCCACCACCGTAGGCTCCACCGCCTCCTGTAAATGTTGGGAAGGCAGCCTGCTCCCTTGATTTCCCGCCAAGTCGGTCAAGAAGCTTGATTGCCTCGGTCGCCAAGTTGATCAGGAAGGTAATTACCTCGATCACGCCGTTGATGATTCCAAGCAGAAGCTCAAACGCCCCACCAATCGCAGAGACTGCAATTGCGAGCGGACCATCTCCGTCATCCCAAAGTGCAACCACGAGGTCGCCGACTTTGCCGAGTAGTTTGCCAACGTTGTCCGCAAGTTCCTGAATCTTTGGGCTAAGCTTTTCTCCGATCGGTCCGACGACGGCAAGCACAGAGTCAACAAAACCTCCTTTTTCAGTGAGCTTGGCGCCAGCGTCAAAGATGACATCTCCAAGCGTGGTCATCAACTCCTCGGTGATCGGCAAGACATTAGTTGTCAAAAATCCGAGGGCGTCGGTGACGGCTGGAATAAATCGACCGCCGAGCGCGTCCATTTGCTCCCCAAACTCGATCTGAGCAGTCAGCAACTTGCCGCCCACACTGTCAGCAAGTTCTTCCGCAACAGGAAGGAACTTCTCGTTCGCTTGCTTCAGGATGTCGGTGACGGTGGCGCCCTTTTCAATCGGTCCGATCAGCGCAGCAAGTCCACGAGTTGTTCCATTGGCAGCCTTGCCGATCAACCCCATCACGGTCGCCATATCCTTGCCGGTCACGGACGAGATCGCAGCGGCAGTGGCGTTCGCCTTCAACAAGTTGTTCTGACCCTTGAAGAATCGTGAGCCGACCTCTAGCCCAGCGCGAACATCGTCGTCGGTCTTGCCGAATCGCTGGAACGCCTTGATCTGCTCCTCAATCTTTGGACCAATCTTGTCTAGCTCAAAGCCTCGCGCCTTGAGTGCAGCGTTGGTGAGGATGGTTGAACGCTGATCCTCAATCGCACCCTTGACGCTTGCGACCACAAAGCCAGCAAGAGCAGTAGCTGCCACGGCTGCGCCAGCGGCAATCGCCTTGAACGCAGCGCCAGCGGAGGACTGGAGTCGGCCCATTGCCTTGCCGATGTCGCCAATCGGTCCTGTGGCGGCGTCCTTCGCCGCGATGACGAAGTTCGCGGAACGATCAGACCCGAATGCCATTACTCACCTTCTCTTGAACTTCAAGATCGTGGCGCGAAATGCGCCGTTGTTGAAGAATGATTCTACCGTCTTCGCCATCGCCTCCATCGCAGTCTTCTGGTGCGCTTCGTTCTTGGAGACGCGGGTGACGAATGGGTTGGCTGGAACTGCCTTGACTGCCTTCGGCCCGTTCTTAGTCTGGCGCACGCCGCTGATCCCAGAGGTCACAAACCAGCGATACCACGCTCCACCACTTCCACCATCTCGGCTGCGTCCAGCCCTCGGACCGACCACTGCCGCAGGCGTGTTGAACCGTGCGCGGCGTGCAGTGACCGACTTGCGGAGGCGCCCTGGCGTCTTGGTGGTCCTGCCGACTGGAGCCTCTGCCCGCATCGGCTTTACCATCGTCCGAGCTGCGTTCAGGGTCGCAATGCTCAGGAGGCGCTTGTAGGCGCTAGGGTTTGCGCCTTCAAGGAAGCCGAGCTGCAATGCCTTGTAGTTCGAGTCCACGTCAAAGGAGATCGTCAGTCGATCAAGCGAGTTAGCGGCCACGACGCTCCTTTGGCTGTAGGTCGGACATCAGCATCAGTGTACGAAGGAAGTCTCCGCTTTCCCACTCCAGCACTTCGTGCGGTGGGATGTGGAACTTCTCGGCAATGAGGTGTGCCGCGATTAGCGGGTGCGGCGTGAGCGAACGACCCGCCGCCAGCCGCTGGGCGTCGAGTCTTATCGAGGGGGGAGTGCTGCGACTGCCTCCGACCACTTCTCAATCGTCTGCGTCAGTGCGTCCATCGGCGAGTCAATGATGCTCTTCGCCGGCTCGTTGTCGTCGGTGAGGAAGTTGTGCTTGGTGATAAGGCGCTCAATCGCCTTCATCGCGCGCTCCGCCTCACCACTTTGCAGGTCAATAAGAATCCGAGCAGGAACGCCCTCTGCCTTCATCGTGGCTGTCCAGCCGTCAAACGGCGCGGACAGGGTGATCTCAACGGTGCGGAACTGTGGCTTGCTCTGGCTCATCTAGCCTCCTCCTCTGCTACTAGCTTGAACTTACGGCAACGCCGCTAAGTCGCTATTCACGACGATGCGAAGGCTCTTCGCGCTCACCGTGTCGTAGACCAGCGTACCAGTCACGGCCATCGTGGTCAGACCATCTTCGGCGCCAGCCATCTGCTGAACTTCCGTTGGGACGATCATCGCAAGGATGTGTGCCGAGTAGGTGCCGTTGCTCCACGTCAGTCGCACGCCCTTCGGGGTCGCTGCCTGATAAGCGTCGTACCACGTAGAGACTGCGCTCGAGGTGCTGCTTACCGTCATCGTCAACGTTCCAGTGAACGGGTTGCTTTCGCTGTGCGTGCTGAATACGGTCGTGCCTGCAAGGTAGGACTGGCGCGTGATGCCTGCATTGAACTCCAACGAGAAGTCAAGCAGGTACTGGTATGCCGTGCCGTCAGCCGTGCCTGGGAAGGTTGAGCCGTGCTGGAAGGCGTTCCAGAGGCGTCCCGCCATAAACGGCGAGGTTGGCGTGCCTTCGGCAAGCGTCGCGCTGTTCTTGGCGATCTGCTGCGCGAAAAGGTTCGCGCTCAGGTTCGTAAGTCCGCTGCGGTCAGCCGCGATTGTGATGGACTCTGCAAGGCAGTAGTTCGCCGCGTATGCCTGCGTGCCGTCTGTTGCGATCAACGTGTAAGAGGTCGGCGAGTTCGCCGCCGTCATCGAGTAGTCGTAGTCCCACTCGTATGGCGCAGCCGTGCCTGAAGGCGTATCGGTGCGCGTCATTGAGAGCCAGAGTGGAAGTTCGCCGACGCTCACGGCAGGGACCGTCGCGCTGAGGGTTGGCTCAACGGAGATGATCGTGCCGGTCGAGCCGATGAGTGGGTTGCGAAGTGCAACGGATCGCTCGGTGCCAAGTTCAATCGTTGTGCCGTTGCTGATCACGCCAGTTGGCGTCACGAGCAGCTTGCGGCCGCCGCTGGTCAGCGTCGGGATGGTTCCAGGCGTCGCCTCCTTGAAGGCGACCAACTTGCTGAACAGTACGTTTCCTGCGGATGCGGCTGGCATTATTCGGTCTCCTTGTCTTCAGCCGCAGTCGCGGCACGCTTGGCGATTCCTGCTGCGATCCAAGCCTCTGCCTGAACCACAGGTGCGCTGATGATACTACCGTCCGACGGCAGACCAGCCACGAACTCTCCCTGTGGGATTGAGCCTGGCACGAACTGCACGTCAATGTGGCTGATCACTGGATAGGTCAGCGGCTTCTTCAGTTCAGGCACTTGTTCCAATCGCCTCCACACACGCAATTTCCACCGCTGCGGAGATGGTCAAGAAGTCTTGATCTCCCCAGGTGTCAGTTCCCATTGTAGTGCTAACGACGCTCGCTTGAGATACGCCGCTCGTATTGTCAAGCGTCACGCCGTCAATGAAGGCGTCGCGCAGCCACGTGCGCCACGTCATCAGGTCTTCATACTTGCGCGCAAGGTCAGCCTGCGGCATCAGGTAGAGCGTGACGTTGAGGGTCAGCGTGATCTGGCGATTAGATGCGCCGTAGGCAACGGTGTCGTCGCCAGGGATGATGACCACCGCCGGTGCGACGGCAAGGTTGTCTGGCGGGTAGGCGTGGACAGCCCGAAGGTTGTAACCAATCGGCGCAGGCGTATTCAAGAGATGATCGCGAAGCCCTTCGATCACGGTCTTGTCTGCAAAGCTCATCTGAGTAGCGTCGCAATCTCTTCTTCAGTTAGTCCAAGCGCGGCAAGTTTTGCGCCAGCACTTACCTTATTCGGATCCTCTGATGGGAGGACTAGCGGTTCTGGCGCAATCCATTGCCCATCAACTTTTCGCCATCCAATGCCAATGTGGTCTTCTGCCTGCTCAATGACGGCACCGTCTGGCGCGATCCATTCTGATTCACCATCCCATACAACAACGTTCGTAACCAGATCGTTTTCAATTACAAGGTATCGGCTCATCCAATCACCCACACTCTCACGCGGCCATTGCCGCCAACTCCACCAGCACCAGATGTTTGACCGTTTCTTGCGGCACCACCGCCTCCACCGCCGCAGCCAAATGCTCCTGCTGCGCCTGCGCCGCCGGTTCCACTCGCGTGACCGCCGCCTCCACCGCCGGCAGATGAACTTGCAGTTCCCCCTGCACCGCCAGTTGCAGTTCCAGCAGCGCCACCATTTCCAACAGTCACCAGACCAGCGTAGGAGGTCGCCTGATGTGATGAGTAGTCTCCATACCTCTTGCCTCCTGGCTGACCGGCGCTCGCCGTGTTTGAGGCGTTGATGTTCCCACCTGCTCCACCCCCAGCGCCGACGACGCCGGAATTCGCGCCAGCAGATGGCGTGTCACTAAATCCGCAAATTCCACCCATTATCCATCGCGGCTGAAGGTTTCCAGATCCTGCGCCGGTGAAAATTAGCGATGCGGTTCCTCCGACACCTTGTGTTGTTTGAGGAACAACATCATCTACTGCCATAAAAGAGTTCATTATCATTGGCTGCGTTTTTGCGCCAGTATTTCGTCCAAAATTCAATGCGCCAAACGACGTCACTCCACCAACGCCACCCGCTCCGCCTGCTGCCGTATTTGCGCTTGTCGCCGTACCGGCAGCACCACCTGCGCCAATGGTGACGCTTACCGTGCCGCCAGCAGTTCCGATGTCGGTCATCAAGTAATTGAAGAGGCCATACGATCCTCCGCTTCCGCCATCTCCTCCAACGGCGGCTATGCCAGCGCCACGAGTGCTACCGCCAGATCCTCCGCCGCCAGGATTTAGCACTTCAAGAATTACGATGGCACTTCCAGATGCGGATGCTGGAATGACGAACGAGCCGTTCCCAGTGAACTCCTGGTACTTGAGGATGCCGCCGCCTGCCGAGATCGTCGTCCACGCAGGAACGCCAGCCGAAACTCCCAGGACTTGACCAGCGGTTCCAACGCCGAGTCGAGCAACGGTTGCGCTACCACTTGCATAGAGCAAGTCGCCAGCGGTGGTGACGGTGTTCTTCGGAATCGCGGTTCCAGCCAAGTCGTAGGCTGACTTGACGCTGTTGGGCGTGGCTGCGGTCGTGGTGCTTGTGCTGCTCGTGGAGTCCGTGAGCGTTGTGACGCCGTAAACGTCGCCAATTGCGGCAGTGCCTGGAACTACTGGGGTTGTCCACTGCGTGTTGTAGTCCGTTGCGTTGATCTTGGAGAGGACCTGCCCTGCAGTCCCGCCGACCGGCACGCCAGTTCCTGCAGGCCCTGTTGCCCCAGTTGCGCCTGTCGCGCCTGTTGAGCCAGCGACGCCTTGCGGAATGCTGAAGTCAAAGATCGCCGCGCCAGAGCTGCCGACGTTGGTGACAGTGGCGTTTGAGCCAGCCGTTCCAGTGATGACCGTGCCGACCGCGATTGTCGCAGCAGCACCAGTTGATCCTGTCGCGCCTGTGTTTCCAGTATCACCCTTGTCTCCCTTGACAAGCGTGAAGTCAAAGACAGCCGCTGATGACGAGCCTGTGTTGGTGACTGCAACTGCGGTGCCTTGCGTGACGTTGCCTACGGCGATGGTTGCCGCTGAGCCTGCCGCACCAGTTGATCCAGTCGCACCAGTTGCTCCTGTGTTGCCAGTGTCACCCTTGACGAGTACGAAGTCAAAGACCGCAGCGGAGGAGGAGCCTGTATTGGTCACCGCAACGGCAGTACCCTGCGTGACTGCGCCAACGGCGATGGTGGCGGCAGAACCCGCCGCGCCTGTGGCGCCCGTGTTGCCTGTTGCCCCTGTATTTCCTGTGTCGCCCTTATCGCCCTTATCGCCCTTGACAAGCGTGAAGTTGAAGACCGCAGCGGAACTTGATCCGCTGTTGGTCACCGCAACGGCAGTGCCTTGCGTGACGGTGCCAACTGCAATCGTGGCTGCAGAGCCAGCAGCGCCAGTCGCGCCGGTTGCTCCAGTTGCACCAGTTGCACCTGGCACGAGAACAAAGTCAAAGACAGCGGCGGAACTAGACCCAGTGTTCGTGACGGCGGCTGCGGTGCCAGATGTGACGCTACCAACCGCGATCGTTGCGGCTGATCCTGCAGCTCCTGTCGAACCTGTGGCACCAGTGTTGCCAGTGTCACCCTTATCACCTTTGACAAGTACGAAGTTGAATACGGCAGCCGATGAGGAGCCGCTGTTCGTGACGGCAACAGCCGTCCCCTGCGTGACCGAACCGACAGCAATGGTTGCAGCAGAACCAGCAGGACCTGCGGTACCCGCTGGACCAGTTGCGCCTGCAGGACCTGTCGGACCCTGCGCGCCTGCGGGTCCAGGTGCCTGAACGACAATCTCTGTGCGCGTGTCGTTGATCGAGATGATCTGCTGCGTCAGGTCAACTTCTACGGTCATCGCGTCACCTCTGGCGTGACGGTCGCGGCTCCTTGCAAGAGGCGCGTCACCACGCCGCCTGCGCTCACGAGTTCAAGGTCATAGACGCCGCTGAATGGCGCGGTCAGTGCAGCCGTGGTCGTCGCCGAGATAAGGATTGCAACCGTGCCAGCCGCCCCGCCAAGTGTGATCCCAGCGCCGCTCGTCAGGCTGACAATGCTGGTGCTGGATGAGTACGTCTCGCGGACTTGCATCCGCGCGCTGTAGCCAGTGAGGTTGATCGCCGTGCCTGCCGAGTCCTTCCACGTGACGGTCAGCTCAAACGTCGCGCCCTGGTTGATCGTCAGGTCAAAGCTATTGCCGAGCGCCATCAGCGTGCCAGCCCTTCGCGCTTTCGGTACGCCTCAAGAAGCACCTGCGCTTCAGGGTGCAGTGCGCGTGTTTGGCGAAGGATGCCGCCGAGGTCTTGCGAGCCGATCACGCCGAACGGCGAGGTGCGGCTCGACCAGACTGCGCCCGCTTGAATGATTGCCGCTTGCTTCACTGCGCTCGGCACGGACGGCCACCCGAAGACGCCGACCACCTTGACGCCTCGATACACGTCGCGCGGGAAGTTGCGCGGCCACGTCACCGATACGTCGATCTCGTTGTACGGCCAGCCGTCCAGAGCTGCGTTGCCTGGCGCGAGGTTGTAGTCGGTGCCTGCGGTCCACGTTGTCTCGTAGGTGCCGTTGGCGTCGTCATCTGTCGTCAGCGTCGTGACGCTCACGAGGTCGTCAATCAGGACGTACTGGTAGTCGGTCGCCGTGTAGTAGCGCGTCTCCGTCGCCGTGCCGAAGCCTTGCTTGCGGTCGGTGTAGAGGTCAATGAGTGCGTCGGTCGCATCGAGGACAGACTGCAGCGCCGTGTCGTCGGAGCTGTCGCTGATCCCGATTGCAGCCTTGAACTCGGCGAGACTTGCGTATGACATTTAGCGGCCTCCGATTTGTAGGACGTACAAGGTGTGTGTCCCTGAGTTGGTGACAGCATACAACTGCACCCGCTCAGGAACGTTGATTGTCAGGGTGCTGCCACTGTGCAGCGCGAATCCAGTGGAAGCAGTGACGCCTAGCGGTCCAACGTAGATATCGTGGTTGCCTTGCGTGTCCGTGTGCAGAACAAAGGTCGAGCCAGGCACCAAGCCCTCGCCGACGGCAACGGCTGCCGTGCCGACCGTGACCTGCCTGCTGCTGATGCGCTGCTCGCTCACTCGCTTTTGCCCTTCTCCCGCTCTCTAAGCGGCGTTCGCTTCACGGTGGCTGTATTGCCCCACCTGACCACAATGGCGCGCTCTACGTGGCTCGTAGGTGCCTCTGCGTTGATTTTATCAGCGCCCTTGCGCCCCAGTTTCTTCAGTCTCTTCCAGATGTCCATTTCCCCTCCTGATGCGAACAGGGAGCCGAGCCGAAGCCCGACTCCCTGCCGCTCAACCTAGTGTCTAACGGATTAGACGTTGGCTGACTTGTACGACTTGACCGCTGAAGCCTGTGAAAGCCCAGTGGCGCCGCGCACCTGAACCTTGTAGGAGATGAGGCCGAGGTTCCACGCGAACTCGCGGGAGACTTCAACCTGCACGCCGCCTACGAGGACGGTGTAGATCTGTCCGAGGTCACCAAACAGGATTGCGCCTGCGGTGTCATCGGTCAGGTCAATGAGTGCTGCACTGTAGATCGGCGCTCCGAGGAGTCGATCTGGAGTGTTCGCATCGCCTGGTCGGAAGATTGGCTGTCCAGCCGTATCCACGAGACCAGTCACAACGCCGAGCGTTGTGTCGTTCATCAACCAACCAGCCTTTGGCGCGCGTCGGTACGCCTGGTTCACAGACGCCTTCAGCTTCGCAAGGTCGGTGAAGGTTGGGTTGATTGACACCGTGCCGGAGCCAGTTGCGCCAATCGTAGCCTGAGCCGCGACTGCCGTACCAGCAAATGCACCGTGAGCAACTGCGACTTCGGCGCCGCACTTGTCGGCGATCATCGCGGATAGGTCGAACGCCGCATCCGTTGCGAGTTCTTCCGTCACCTGAATGATCGTCGCGTACTTGACTGGTGTGAGGGACAGCGCGCTGAGCGTTCCGTCCGACTCGCCAATCGTGCCAGCCTCAGCAACCGATCCAGCGGTTCCAAGAGCCGTGACTCGTGGGAACTGGATGTTATTGCCGGTGCTTGCGCGAACCACAGTCACGATTGCTGGGTCAATGAATGGGTTGAACTGTGCCGCAACTACGTTCACGCGGTCAGCAATGGTGACTGGGTTGCCCAGGCCAGTGCTGCGTGTGACGTCGCGGTACTCGAACACCTGCACGCCGCCGTTGCGGGCGAGTGCGCGGAGTTCGTCGTTTGAGCCTTCGGTCTTCTCAACCTTCGGAGCGATTGCCGTGGCGTACTCAGCGCGAACTGCATCAGCAGCGCTTCGTGCTTCCGTGGCTTCCTTCTCTGAGCGGATTGCGGCCGCAACCGTTGCAGCCTCCGAAGTAAGTTTCTCAAAGCGAGCCTGTGACTCGCCCTCAAGCGACTCGCCCTTCTCGGCAAGGTCAGTCACGATGGACTGAGCCTCGGTCAAGAGGGAAGCACGCTTCTCGTGTAGCTTCCTAACGTCTGACATTTCTGTCTCCTTTTTTTGATTGGTTTCCACAATGTTGCGGCTCGCCTAGCGGGATGACCTGATCGCGGGCTTGCGTACTAGCGCAGCGGGGCGGGGTCTCGTGGCTTCTAGAGCAGTTCTGATTCCATCTCGGCGAGCATCAGCTTGGCGCGAGCGATGGATGGGTCCACCCCTGTGCGCTTCGGAGCCAACTTCTCCGTGACGGTTTCAATCACCTCGACATCCTCTTCGGTCAGCGGTTGCGCTGACTTCAAGGACTCGATGGCTGAGATGAGCCGGTCGCCGTCTACGCCCATTCGGGACGCGACTTTGCGAACGGAGGTCAAGCCCAGCGTCGCTGGGTAGGCGGGAGTCTGTCCTGCGGAGAGGACGCTCACCTCAAAGAGA